GCCTACCCGATACAAAACCTTTACCGTGCCCGGCTCAAAAAAATATGTTTCTATGGGTGCAGTAAAATTATCCGTATCTTTCCAGGTCACACCCCCGTCAAAACTACGCTGCAAGGTAATAGTAGCCTCAAACGTGCCGCTGATAGACAAATTATGATTGCCCGCGCACTCTTTGGGATCAGTAAACTGATTTTCGCCGGTTAATGTTTTTTGCTTCATATCATTATATCCTTAAAGTGCCCCCGGAGGGGCACATATTTTTGATTAGGCAGGCAAGGCCACGTTTTGTAGCCGGGCTGCACTTTCAGGATGTTGCAAAACATAGGAAACGAACCAATCGATCAAAAACACGTCTTGAGGATCGCCGTTGACCAGCCCAAGATCCAGCACCCGCATGTTATTAGCGGCAATGCCAAGGCAATAGTTACTGCCAAACCTGACGGCATAGACATCACCCATCGGAGAGCTTGCTTCGTCAGATAGAATTTCGGAGTCAGAAGCATCAACACCAATGTCAACCAATGGATAACCGGCATACATGGCAATCTTGCGGCCAAATTGACCGTCAATGAACTCCAGAGCCTGGCCTTCTGCCCGGCACAGGTCATTGACCTTGCGGATAAGAGACTTGTGCAGAAAGATCACATCAGGTCCGCCCTTGACGGAATCAATCAACTTGTCCAGCTCAGCCAAGGTCAGAGCATCCGAACCGCCGTCAACGGTCTGGTCTGCACTAATTCGGTTTTCCAGGCCGTTAAATTCCTCTGAACCACTATAACTATCATCGCCTTTGAAAAAATATTTTTCAAAATTGAGCGCAGTGGACTTGGCAAGCATGTTGACCTGCATTTTCTTGGCATCAATGCGATTGCTGGTCAGCTCATAAAAGCGGTCAATAGGTACTTTGCCGCCAAACCGCTTGAGCTGTTCAGTGGTCTGAGAGGTCGTACCGACATCGCTGGAATAGCCCTCATTAACGGACCGAAAACCAGTAGAAGGCAGGGTAGATTCCTGGTCATACACAAAAGCCGGTGCAGAGATCATCCGAAAAGGAAGGTATCGCAACACCTTAGATTCCTGCCGGAAAATATCGACAACATAACTCTTATATGCGTCTTGTTGGATTTCTTCGTGTTGATCAAGTGTAATATCAGCCATTTATTATTCTCCTATTTTTTGTGTTGTTTCATTGCCAGTTCAAATTTTTGATCTGGCGTTAGATTTTGCATGTCTACATTTCCAGAGCTTGATTTTGGTCGTTCTGGTTCAGGACTAGATTCGACTTTTTGAGTGAACAAACCTTTGGACTGAGCAGACTTAATTTTTTGAATCTTATGCTTGGCTGAAAGATCAGAAAATAAGTCTCGGTAATCTTCTGGTACGTCCTGCAAAAGCATGTCGGCGACTTCGTTCAAATCATTCTCAGCCTGCTTTTTCTTTTCGTTCACTTCATCGAATCTCGTCTTTGGAATCATATTTTCCGTCTTTTGTGACGTAGTGCTCTGGGTATCCTCTGCCGCTTGTTCGACTGTTTCGGTAGTCTGTTCCGTCATAAATTATTCTCCTTTTTCGCCGGATGAGGCGTAAGATTTGTTTTGTTGATATTTTTGCTCTGCCTCTTCCTTGGTCAAATCCGGGTCCATCTCCATTAGAATATCTATGGGATTAGTTAGCCCCATCTCTAGGTATTGCTGCCATTGGGTAGCCTGATCTTCAGGACTGGCAGCAAGCTGGATGTCCCCAAACTTGACCTTGAGGTGAGAATCCCCAAACTTTTTGTTACCGTGAGTGTTTTGAATCACCTTTACGATTTCAAACAAATCCTTTTCGTATTTGCCGAAAAGGTTAATATCTTCATTTCGTTTTTCTCTGAGTTCTAGGTTCTCAATCTGCCTTGCAGTGCCCGACTTACGTTCAGACGGACGGCTTGAGATGTAACTAGCAGGTAGGCCATAAGCCATACACGTTGTCCGAATCAGGTAGTCCAAAGACTCAAGCACGCTGGATACTGCATTGCCTGGAGAGGCAAAACCAAACTCGGAATCTTTGGGTAGGTTTAGGCAGTGGCCTGGGTCGAGTACACCAAGCTCATTTTGAGCACCGACAACATACGGCACGCTGAAACCTTGGAGGGACAAGGTATAGCTCAACTCAAAAATTTTGGTGTTGATCATTTCTTGGACTGAGATAAGACTGTCCCCACTATCAACATAAAATGTATCAAGCGGCATCTCAGCCCATACAGGCACAAACGGGATGGTTTGATACGGGTTATCCAGTTCGCTTGTGACCTGTCCTTTATAGTTCAGCCGCTGGATAGTCTCAGGAGTCCAGCGCAGAAAATATAACTCATCCCGGCTAGTCTCTGGATAATAAGCAATAGTGATTGCTTGTATGTCCTCTGGACTGCCTCCTGTTTCGGCATCCACTAGATCAGAGGTTATAATATCCAAATTTATTTTGCCGTTTCGATATACAGGCCGGATCAGGACAAATCCCAAGAGCTTTGATAAACGGTTAGCCTGCTTCAGCTTCAAAGACCAAGCTGACTCAGCCTGTATCTTGTCGAACAGGTCTTGATCTGTGCTGTTCGATGTCCTACGTCTTACAGGTTTGGCATACACCTGAGATAGACCATCAATAACTTTTCTAGTTATATTCAGAGTAGCTATCTTATATGACGATGGATCACTAAATGTATCATAAAGATATTCTTTTAGGTAATCTAGTTGTTTGTCATAGTAAAAGTCTAGCTTCTTTCTAGCCTCTTGTTTTCGCTCAAAGTTAGCGTTATCGTTTACTGCATCGAATGTGTTTTGCATCACTGTATTCAACATATATTTCATTAACTCCTTATTATACTATAAGTATTTTATCAATTTTGTCAAGGGTTTATATAGCTTTGTACATCTTAACACCAGTTTTATCGACAAAATATTTGTAAAATTTAGCAATAGATATTTCATCTACATTGTATTTAATGTAAGAGTTGTACATCTCTTTGACTCTTTGATGGGCCGGGCATGTGTCAGCACATTCTGATAAAACTTCTGTGCCGCCACGCAAGTAACAGTATTTTGCATAAGGAGACTTAGACTTGCACACGATGTTCAAGTTTAATTCGTACGATGCAAGTTCCCTGTTCCTCAAAGAATAAATAGCCCAAACCAAGCTATACACTCTATCATCTTTTCTATTCCGTTTTCCAAATGATATTGTATTATTATTATTGTAATAATAGGTCATATTTTTTAATTGAGTAAATAGCTTTGTAAGCTCTTTTGGCACAAATAACCTATTATCAATGACGGCATGGTAGAGTTCTAAAAAAGCACTTTCCTGGTTTTGTGGTGTAGGAGATATGGCTTCAAAATTGTGTCCTCTATTTGCAGACCATGATCTAATATCAGCAATATTTACGTTTTCCAGTATATAATTGTCTAAACCATATTCCTGCATATCCTTATCAATGGCTTTTTTAATACCTAGACCCTGACTGCCGAATATATCTTCTTGACGTAGCACATGGTATTCTGCCTCTCCATCCTGCCGGGCAACTTTCGCTACACAGGACCATATAGTATCAGTTCCGAGTTTACTGTAAGGGTTAGCCCTATCCAGACCGCCGCCTACCGTTATCTTTCGATTGCCCACCATTTCTATAAAATCTTTTTTGGGTATTCCATTTTTATAATTAGATCGGCATTTTTTGAGATGATGGTACGGCAATAATGTATTTTCTGCGTCTGACCTTTTGTTAAGCACTAATCTGGCAAACTCTGCCGGAAACAAATCTCTTTCCCTATCATGGATGTATTGGCGCGGTATCCAAGACGGTGCATTTTTTAGAGCTTGCTTCTTGTTTTTATATTCTAGGCGGCAAGCACAAATAGATGATTTGGGTTGCTCTTCTGCTATCTGCTCCAGTCGATGCATTAAACCATCTTGCTGATCAACGGTCGAATCAAGTATGATCTGTGAGTTCAAAACATCACCCATGCTAGTTACCATAGTATCATAGGTCGATGTATCATTTGGCTTTTCATGTAGCTCAGTCAGCCAACACAAATCAATACTTTCTCCATATAAGTATTTACTACCAGCAATCAGAAACTCTATTCGGTTATTCAAGTTAGGTAAATTTATAGCATCAAATTTAATGTTATCTAAACCTATCCACTTACGTAAAACAGGAGTAAACCTTATCGAATCTTTTAACTTTTTGGCGCATACAGCCTTTACCTGTCGTTCAGTGTTGCCGATCACTTTTATATTTTGGTTTGGGAAACAACAAAACCGCCACAAGGTAATAAGTGCGGCAATAGTGCTCTTACTATGCCGCCTGGGATAGCTGATAATAACAGTCTGATACCTATAATTCCCCTCATCATCGGTAGATAGTGCTTTACGCACGGTATCAAGCTGGAAGTCGGCAAACTCAAACGGTATGATTTTACGGTTTACATCAAGTATTCTGGGTTGCACGTCACGTACAAACTGAATCATTCCTTCCGGGGCTTGTCTATATTCTTCAATCTTACTCATTAAACATATCCTCAACATTAAATTCGTTTTCTGACTTTTCTTCTAGTTCATTCAACATCTTAACAAATGAAAGAGTTGATTTTTGTAAATCTTTAAGGTCACTTTTTACCGCCGGTATAAGCCTACCCTTGCTATCAATAACTGTTTCCTCATTCAGTATTGAATCAATTAGACGCTTCTCCAGAAGCAAATTAAAGGTAATCGTATTTTTATAAACTTCCTTTAATGCTTCCTTGCCGCCTTTCTCCAATCCTTCCTTAATTCTCTTCAGAACTATACCATCTTTAGTACGTCCATCTATTGAGCTGTTTATTAGCTCCCTGAATTTCTCTAGTTCCTTCATTGCATTAGCTCTCTGGTTATATCATGGTTATTCGATTAAATAGATAAAAAAAATCTGGCTATGTCCTAGTCTATCGCAAATCTCATGCCACTGGGGGGACATCGCTTTTCAGTGTATAAAGCATGTATAAAGGCCGATTTGAGCTTTCATATCTTTTTGTTTTCATTGCATTTTATACCTGACCTTTTGATTGCCAATCAAAGTACCTTGTGCTGCTTTGGTCTGGTTTTGTTCACTTTTCTGCTATTTGTCCGAAATCCTTAGCAATCTCTAGCTAGTTTCTATCTTTTCAAGTATTTGTATTTATTCATTTATTTGTAAAAAAGTTAGGAAAGCCTAACTTTCTTTCTTTTTGTCGCTGGTTTTGTCAATAACTACCTGTATTTATATTACTGGATACCTGTAATGACTTTGATGATTTGTGCATATATTTCAGCTATTTGTTAAAAATGAATATATATTCAGTTATGGTGCTGGTTTTGCGTATCTATTTGATATCCTTGTATAAATATAAGTATTATTTTTTAGATGTCAAGTTTTATCTATTTGTTTTCATTGAATATTTGATCTATATAAATGTAGTAATGTACTTGCACTATATCTTTATGTATTGTATATTTACACTGGTTATGATTTGTTAAACGGTTTAACTGGAGGTATTTGTATGGAGCTTGTACTTCTTTTGATTCTTTTATTTATTATTTGGTTCAGCTAATTGGAGGTATTATCTATGCAGAACAAGAGAGATTTCGAGCGATGGTTCAGGGCTGAAATCTTGCCAGAGATTCGAGCGATGGAGAGAGAGTTCACGTTGAATAGTGGACAAGTGAATAAGCGATTCACAGTAGATCGGCCTATGCGTAGAGAGAGTTGGAACAATCTTATTGACGCAATGGTCAAGGAGAAAGAGTTGCCAATTCATGCTATGGACTGGACTTGTCCCTGGTAATAACTGGAGGTATCTAATATGAGCGCAATTAGCTTGATGGGTAGGATAGTACAGGAAGAAGTGGAGCTGTATCAAGGCGATGCAATTAGAGACGGTATGTTTATTCAGGCCGTAGGTAAAGATAATGTATATCTCTGGATGGTTCGAGATACCGGTACAGATATACTTTGCTTATCCTATTTATATGAATCTCCTATAGATGCCGAAATAACTGATACACTGCTAGGCCGAAACAAAAGATTCTTTATAATAGCAAACATCGATGCCGTAAATCCTGAGCTGGAGGTATTTTTTGAGTTGACTCAAGTGCAAGCGAAAGATTTCATCCAA